CCGAAGGAGAGTTAAACAAATAAAAAATTCCTACATTATTAACGTTTAGATTGTACCCGTAATTGGTATAAGGATTCTTATTAGCGGCAAACGTTAACCCGTTCGAAACAAAACTTTTCCCAATCACCTGGTTCGCATTCCACTCCTGGGCATCAAACGTAACTACCTGCCCATAAGACATGCCGCATAAAAACAAAACCAACAAAATTATCTTTATCATTTTAACAGTTCTGACATTTTAATTTTGACATTTCTTCTGATATCTTTTTTTCAATTGATATCCTGAGCTCATCCATTTTCTTTAATAAAAGTTCGCGATCAATTTTATATTCTAGTTTAGTTTCCAATACTGTAATTCGATTATTGGAGTGAATAAAAACTCCCACTATAGAGCCAATCATTATTATTACAGTTAATATTCCGATTATTGATTCTAGACTTACCTGCATTTATCCCTCATCCTCCGTCAAGTTTAATACTGTATTCCCACATCCGTCAGGACGCGGCGCCCCGCTAACGTACAGTGTCTGTCCTCTCACAATAACCTTATCCCCATTCTTTACGGTAGCCACATCAGCGCTATCACATGAAATTTCAGGCATACTATTGGCAACCTTGCCTTTATTAAATTCAGAATCACTAAAAGGATCCTTGAAAGTGCATCTGATAGTTCTATCCGCTACATAACCCTGCTGCCCCAAAGTGCCGGTTCCCTTAATGACAGCATCCTCCGAAACGTTCTTATCGTTTAGGATCGTCTTATTTGCTTTATCGAATACTGTTGTCATTGTTCTTATAAATTAAATTTAATAGCAGACGGGAGTGGGATTCATGGGTTTAGCCCACCCCCGTTTATCTGCTAATTATTTTGATTGATCTCCGCCAGCTGGGGGCTGAGTTGTATCAACTGGTTTTGATTCTTTTTCGCCTTTAACTATTTCACCGCCATGTTGAAGGCATAAACCTTTATCATTCCCTGATACCCTTACAATAGCGTTTTTCGCGTAGAGCTTTACTTCCTTTGAGCCTTCAACTCTTACGCGCATCGCTCTTCCGAGCTTTACTAATTCAACTTTATCGCCATCATATTTTGCCATATGAACCTCACTAATTTTATTATTAAATATTTTTACAAAATCTTACGAACTAAAAAGTAGCAGCTCCTTTCGGAGCTGCTAATAAAAGCAACTAACTAATTAACATTCTCTGATATTGATATTGCCTGCGGATATTCACCAACAACATTCATAGCTATGTTTGATTTAACCAGGATATCTCCTGCTGCCCATCCAGAACCCCATGGATTGGCTTCAATCAATATATAACCCCATAGAAGCATTAATATATTAGACCAGCCGCCGTAGAAAACATCCCCTTCAGCAACCTGGTTAGATTGGAAGGTAGGCGCACTGACTAATAAATTAGTCCTATCGTCAATTAAGAATGAAGGGTAATTTGCGGAGATGGGTTTCTTCATGAGTGTACCCTTGGTTAATGGATTCATCACGAAGTTGAAAGTTCCAAGCTCTGCGTTAACTGCAATTATTGATTGGATCATGTCAATAGCTGTATCCCTGGTAAATCCTACTCCGGATATTCCGTGAGGTCCGGTCATGTTTTTAAGTCCGATGGGCTCATCACCACCTGCACCGTAAGGAATAGCAAGGTCCATTCCGCGCATTGTAGCACCAAGAATTTTCCTTCTTGCCCATGCTTCACCAACAAAAACATTTTGTAAAAGAAGTTGTCTTGAAAGAGTTGTTAATGCGCCGCCTAATTTCGGACCATATGTTTCCTTTGAAAATACAACGTCACTTGGATCAGGAGCTGTTCTTTCCGGTTTGAAGGTAAATGAATGTTCGGTTGTCTCCCTTACTAATGGGAAATCGCCTACCATATTATCCATTACTGTTACTCCCGCACCGATGAATGCAAGTTTGTTGTGCAGGTATTCAACGAAAGACTGTTGAGTAGGCTGTTCAAATATCGTAAAACCACCACCTGCGTCAGATCCGGCAGTCTGTGCTCTCATGCCCGTATTGGATCTTTTGAATCTAAATACATCTGTGGGAACAATAAGTCCTGCGCCAGGATCTCTTCCGGTCCTCTTTGCAATTTCATTATGCATTTCTCTTTCTATCCCTAATTTTGCAAAGTCCGAGGGATTAGCCATTGCGAGAATTGCACTCCTTAAAGAGTAGCTATTAACTTCTTTTTCAGATACATCTATATGACCGGCAGCCGTTCTTACCGCTTCGGGTTTTTTCATTTCGGTTGTTACATAATCGTAAAATTCTTTATAATGCCTTCCTCCAGAAATATATTCCTGGGCTTTTTCCGTCAGGTTAATATTTCTTACATTATCCTGAAGATCATTGGCGATTTTTACGATGCTGGCTGCATTATCCTGGGCAGCTTTCTCGCCCCCCTCTCTCAATTCTTTTTCTCTGGCTTCCCTGGCTGCTTTTTCACGAGCCTCCTTTTCTGCCAACTCTCTTTTTTCTTTCTCGTCCATGGTAGAACTCCTTTTATGTTTAATAGTAATATGTGTTTTATTATCTCGGTTTAGTCCCTCAATAGCGCTTTCATAATCCCCGTTCTCAACTTCCAGGTTAATCGGTAAAATCACCGGCTCCGGATCTTCTTTCGATCTCCTATTACCAACCGTCGGATCAGCTCCGTCAGGAGTATGGCAGGTATGTATCGGTTCCCAGTCCATAACTCTGTAATAAGCTTCGTTGTCTGTCTCTCTCTCCAATACCAGGTCGAATATGTCGTAAGCGATCGATACGTTTTTGCGGATCCCGTCAACAATATCTCCCCAGATCTCAATAGCTCTTTGCGTGTTTTTGCTAAAACGAACCTTAACCCATAATTTCCTTGTTACAGCATCAAGCCATGATTTCTCAATAACTCCGATCTGATCCCCGTAATGTCCATCCCTGTGAGCCGCTCCATCTGTTATCCTTCCCATTCTGATGGATGTTGCATTATGATCGAGTATCTCATAACCAAACCATCTTAATACTGGGAATTCACTGGATACAGAAAACTCCGCGGTGCAGGCTTCTTTATCAATAGTATCCGGGTTAACGGTCATATCTCTTAAAAGGTGAAAGGTCTCTTCCCCTCTGCTGGCTAACTTTGCTTTGATTTGATCAATCGTTAATTTCATATCACGCTCACTAATTTTAATTCTTTTTTATTTTTTCCTGCCCCGCTACCAGCCGTATCGGCATTATCAGTTTTGCTTGTATCAGTCCCATCCGCATTATCTGTCCCGTCAACATTATCTAACTTTACTGTCTCAGTAACTTTTACATCAAGGAATCCCAGTAACTCTTCGCAGTCATATTTCTTTGCAAGTTTCTTTTGTCTCTGCCTGTCTCTGAATATATCCTCCAGGTTGCCGCCTAGTTCATTTACGATATCGATTTTAGATTTATATCCCATTTGCTCACTCATCGAGGCGCTTGTAACATCTTCTTTAGGACTAACCCACTGCCATCTTCTGCCCTGCCAGTAATGCTCAAGATATCTCTCATAATTAATTGGCATTAATGGATTTAATGCACCGCAATTGAGAGCGCTATTTAACCATGCCTCATATAAAGGAGTACAAAGCGCATCTCTAAGAAAACTTTGTTTTATCATCCACATGTTCCGCTCTGTCTGAAGACCTGAACGCATGGATGAGAAGTTTACTCCCTCTAAATCATTTGCGGAACTGTTGTAGCTTACGCCTAGCCCGGTAAACACTTTTCTCAACATCGATTTCAAAAATGATTGATGTTGCTGATGAGGAAATCTTGGATCAAATCCTTTGAAGTCATATCCCCATGGCAGTTCTTCAATCGTTCCTGCCATCATGTCCATGTACTTGCCGTTCTCTGGCTCGTCTTTATCTCCCTCTTTTTTCTTTTTCTTGTTTCCGCTATATTCCGGTCCGTCTAAGTTCGATCTTACCAGGAAGCCCATCTTCATTGCAGACCATTCAGCATTTACCATCGATGCATCTTCCCACCGGTCAATCGCTTTAAGACTTAAAACAGCGCATGCAAGAGGAGTCATTCCCCTGGTCTGTTTAATATGGTCTGGGTCAAAATCATAGATGAGTTCACTCATATCTATCCTGATTCTGTCCGCGCCATAAGCTCCGATACCGTAAAGTTCCTGTTTAACAGGCCCGCTTCTCATCCAGATAGCTTTAATTTCTCTCCATTGATTTATTTCCACACCATTGATGACTACATTTTCCCCGTATTCCCCGGAATACATGTAATCGATATCGTATGGATCTAATATCTCAAGCGAAAATCCGAAAGGATTGTCCTTCGTTTTTAATCCGCTATGCATTCTTACAAGAAATTCACCATTAAGAACTAACTGGTTAACGATCAGCCATTGAACCCGGAGCCAGCTTAAACGCTTGCTCATTGTGCAATATTGCCGGCGGCTCCATTTCTTAAATGCTTTCTCGATAACATCATTAGCAAAATCATCATAATCCCCTTTGTCTGGACCCTTATCATACACGCTTAATACCTGAAGAGTAAATCCCTCATGACCAATAATATTAGCCCTGTTATCAAGTA